GCTCCCAGAAACGCTCAAACAGTTTCATAGTAAGAACGGTGTCTAAAGCACCATAAGACCAGTAAGGCTCAAAGTTCACAGGCACGGTTCCCCAAGTCCAACCATTCTCGTGGAGTGAGTTGTCTAAGTGAGTTTGTAGAGCAGCGGCCTTTGGGTCAACATACTGAGATGTTAGTTTCTTTAGAGCAGCAGAACCAATAGGGTCAATAATCTGCGACATAATCATTGTGTCGTGAGAGCGGTGCCAAGGCATAGACCATCTAGATTGCATCTCAAACCATTTTGCTTCAAAGGCAATGTTGTGACAAACAATCTGACCGTCAAACTTATCCATTGCTTGGTAGAAAACACCAGACCATTCATCCCAAGGAATCGACCAGCCTTGTTCTCCATCGCCAACTTGAACTAGGCGTAGTTTCCCGTGCCAAGGCGATAAAGCATCTTTGCGTGGGCGACCTGGAAGTTCACCAGTCTCAGTATCAATAGCAATAGCGTCATACGGGCGACGCTGACTTAGCCAAGTCAAAAACTCGCCAGCCTTTTCTACGCTATTTACTAAATGAAGTTGAGTGTTAGTCAATCCAGTTGTCATTTGTGTCCAATCGTCGTTTTATGAGTTTACTACTTATACGAAGTCTTCGCCATCTAAACCGCCAAAATCTTGGTCGTCTTCAATGTCTAGCGTCATATCAGAGTAGATATCAAATTTATATAAAGAGTTAGAAGACAGCACCATACCAGTAAGGGTTAGTGCTTCGTCTTTACTAAATCCGTGCTTTTGTAAGTGAGTAAATAACTCGTGCATATGAATAGACAAAACTGAAAGATGTTTCAAATCAACATCGTCAGGCAGAGAAGCAGTCGGTTGTGGTTGCGGTATTTGTTCTGGTTCCGACATATTTACTTCTTCCGTTACGGTATTACTTCTATTCTATACACTGAATCGATACCTGAATCTTGCTTAGAAGCAACCTCAAGAAGTCTTTGGGCGACATTGGTAAGGTACCTAGCACCACCAACATCATACTTATAAAGTGCTTCTAGTACAGCCTTAGGGTCTTCCGACACCTGAGCCCAGTACCTGTAATTTTCAGGAAAAACTAAATTTACGCTTTCATCTGGATAACACTCTTCACAAGATATGGCATCTTCGTGTAGTTCTTTTACTGAAGACTCTTTTAGTCCATACTTTTTTACAAGTGGGCAACCAGCACCGTGGTAGATTAGCGATATACCTACACGCGATAGAACATAAGAACCGCTTTCGGTCTTGTATAATCCAAACTCAATCCAGCGATACGAGCCTTTACGCCAAGAAGAAGATTTTCCTAAAACTACGCCATCAAACTGTAAAGTTCTGGCTCCATCTTTCACTTCATACATTCGTTATCTTTCATATGTCTTTCTAAAATGCTAGCACACGAAGCGTGGCTAAACCGCTGACCAACTGATGATGTTTGCAACATCAAACAAATTTCCATTTGAATCTCTCCAAGCGGTACCTTTTCCTACTAATTCGTGAATACGATTGCTTCTGTCAGTGGCTCTGATTTCGGAAATAGTTTCAGGTAAGGCAAGATTATCGATGTTTTTTCTAAGTATTTCTACTACCCAACCAGCCTCGGTGTCGCACTCCAATGCTCCGCCAAAGTACTTAGTGCCGTCAATTTCAGATACGGTGAAGTTTTGCACAGCAGTTGACTTGCCATCTTGTAGGGTTGCCCTAACAATGTCATTTACTTGAATCATATTCTAATTATACCTAATCGTTTTTTGTCTATATTGCAATGTAGTCTCCACCGCTACCATCTCCACCCCCACTGTTCTGAGAGCCAACACTTGAATTGTATCTGTAAGTAACTCTTATTCGTGGGGCATCATCTAGCGTGACACCATCAAAATAACCATAATTAGTGTTGGCATCGTAGTAAGTGTCTGGATTTTCATCAACAATTCCAAGCAAAATCCCTCTACCAGTGCCATTGGCATCAAACGCATCGTGCCAACTTGTAGGCAGTGTTATCCACTTTCCTTGACCTTTAGTAAATGTTGTCGTAATTGCTGGACATAAATCATTTGCCAGTGGTACAGACGAGCCAAGCGAAGCACTGTCATGGACTGCTAAATACGCAGTAAGCCCGTCTGAATTATAAGAATTTCTATTTCTCAAATAAACTTCAAGTTTTGTAATTGTAAGACCGTTTGTTTTCCCAGTAAAGTCAAACGCTGGGAACAAAACAGCAGATTTTTTCACTCCAGAAGCATCTCCACGATTACCTTGATACAAGTAGTACAAATAGGAATAAGGAATATTACTTTCAGTGCCTTTACCGTAATTATCATAATAAGCAGAATCGCTTGCGGATAAAATTTGAGTTTCGGCAATTATTGTAGTGTCAGTTGAAGAAACATCGTTGTACCCAATTGGTAATCCAGATGTCCAAGTTGCCCCAGCATTTTCTTGAGCAACAAAACTCATGTCTTTTGCTTGTCCTAAGTCAGTGATGGCAAGCATACTGTTTGGGTTTTCAGCAAGAGTTATTGCGTAAGAACTTGGAGTCACCTGATGTCTTAAGCGAAGAACATAATACAAGTCTGTCTCGGAAGGCAAATAGTTCCTATGCAACTGAACTTGTCTATCTGACCAACTTGCCTCAACATAGCCAGTCGTATTGCTGCCCGCTGGAGTAATGGCACCTAAAGGTGGTGTAATTATAAATTGAGTAGAGTTAGCAGAGACTACAGTTCCAGCAGTTATGTCCCAAGCACTATTTTCAGAAGTTACATCAACTAATTGACCTGACTGGAATAGGTTTGGTATCACATATGTGTGATTTACGCCATCGCTTGTGGCAAGCACTCTATTAGTGTCAAATGTGACTCCACCCGTACTGCTAGCGGTGCCACTAATAGTTATAGCATTAGCATTGACAATGCTGACTACGGTAGCAGTAGAAGGCATCGGTCCACTACCTACTTCGTAGATAGTGTCTCCTACAGCCAATTCATTAGCCATATTAGCCATACCAGTTATAGTGTTGCTACCAGACACCATTGTCCCAGTTATCAAAGTTTGATTAGCATTAGTAAAGGTTGCTCTTGTATTTGTCATAATTGGGTCCACAAGAGTTATTTCCCCAGCACTGGCTTCAAATGTAATTGCGCCAGCAACCGAGTGAGTTACAGCGTCACCGTTAGCATATCCAACTACCAAAGTACTTGGATTGGTTTTTGATATTACATAAACTATTTCATTATTTCCAAACTCTCCAGTACCAGAAGTTTTTATTAGCATTTGCCCATTAGAAATATTGGTAGTAACTCCTGAAGTCAGAGTAATGGTGCTAGTTCCAGTAGATAGCGTTGCTTGTAAATTTTCAACTCTTTGGACTGTGGATATAGTTGATGTCCCGTAAGACTGAAATATAAATTGAGTTCTGTTGTTTTTTGTCAATCTATATGTGCCATTTATATTTTGACTATTATCTACATTGTTTTCATAAAGTCTGTTATTTATATTCACGCCAACAAACATTTTTGTTATGTCATCGGTTGATTGCATGTATTTGGCAGCCACATTTGGCAATGTAATTGTTATATTTGCATTTGGACTTGTACGACTAAAACTGGTAATTGCGTATTTAGTGGTGTTATTAGCAACTGGAGTTGGACTTGTTGAGTAAAAATGCCCCGCTAAATCTCTCCAAAAACTGCTAGTAAATACACTTACGGTGTGTGTGTGTGAAATGTTCACATTGTGAGTGTGAGTGACATTTACAGCGTGGGTGTGGCCAGAGTTTGAAGTAGTGGTGAATACAGAGTCATTTCCAATAGCAGTTGTATATGTAGAGTCATTTGGTGTAGATGTAGTGTAAGTCTGAGATGGGTGAGTGTATGAAAGGTGTGATAGGTCAGTATCATCATCAACTCTCATAGGAGTTGTGCTTATCAAAAACTCAAGAGCAACATTTGTATTTACGCTTGCCCTCATACCAGAAGAACTGGCATAAACTTGGTAAAGCCTATTTGTGTCAAGTTTAAAAGTTCCAGCAGCAAAGCCGTGATACTTAGTTTCTACATTAGTCGATGGAGTTAGCCAGTAAGCCTGATAAATAGTCCCGCGAGCCAGTCTATCTAGTAGGGCACCGCTATAAGATTTTCCATTAAACTTTTCGTCAATAAAAGTTCCAACTAAAGCGGTATTTTCATTTCCAATAGTGATGTCGCCATCAACAGATAGCGAGTCAGCGTCTAGAGTTTTGAAAGTCCCAGCACCAGTGTTAGAAACAGACGCTACCGATTCTCCGATAGAAGTTTTAATGCTTAAGTAATTGTCTGTTTTGCTGTCATCAGTTAAATTCAATCCCTGAGAGCCGTCTGCTCCAACTTGATTTATACCTACAGGACTTATGGTACTTGTCTGTGTTTTGGCAAACCCACCGATAGCAGTTGCTGATAGAGCAATACTGGAGGTGCTTTCTGTATTAGGTAAATAGAAAGAAAGATTTACACTAGAGTTTGTGCCAGCACTGACATTATTTACTCTAAAAGAAGACTGAGTTATTGTTCTTACGGCCGTATTGAAAGTAGTAGAACCGCTAGTTGCGTGAGTGGCAGTAGTAGTAAATGTCGTACTTCCAGTAACAGTGTCTACATAGGAACCACCATTAGTGACAAAAGCACCAGTACCAGATGTCTTCAATAGGATTTGACCAGAATAAATTCCTTCTGTATTTCCAGTAGTTAGGGTTACGGTATTACTACCACTAACCAAGGTAGCAACAAGACCAGTTTTTACTACAACATCATTAGTTACAGATTCAATTGCAGTTACAGTGCTGTTAGGTAGAGCAGTAACATTGCTAGAAGTAAAAGGCTGACCTACATAGATTTTTCCAGAAACATCTAAGTTAGATGTAGCACCAGTAATATCGTTATATACAGGATTAGTATTTACTGTGAAACTAGCACTCGTGGTGGCAACCAATATATTTACAACAGGGACACTTACTGAAAAACTTTTTTTGTCGTCAGAAACCGCTGAAACTGTAAATTTTTTATTTAGCGTGTCTGATACGGTCTCCATACCGCTAAGCAAAACGGTGTCATCGACATTGTAGGGGTGGGTACTAGATGTGTATAAGGTGACTTTATTGGCGTTATTGGCTACCGCTTCAATAGAAGCATTTACAATTTTTTCTACTTTTTTATTAGAATCGCCAACTGATTCAAATACATAACATTCTTTTAGTAGTGCTTCTGGGCTACCGGGCAGTACCTCAGCATAAATAGCGTAATAATCTATGCCTTCAGGGATTTCCCAAGCATAGTTATTTAGCCCAGGCAAATAAGAAACATCTCCGTTGATTTCAGCATCAATTTCAGTAAACAATGGAGAATCTGGAGTAGATGATTGCCAAACTACAGCATAAAATTTTATTGGATTGTTTGATACCCAACTAATAACTACGCTTCTACTAGACGGCACTGGATTCTTACCAGTTAGGAATAGCACGGCATCTGCTTCTACCGAGACGCTAGCGTTTAGACAACTATATGTGCCACCAGTATCTGGAGATGTAGTAGTGGTAGTTGATGGAATAGTGAATGTGCTACCGCCACCATAAACTCCGTTTACTCTTCCAGTAAGGTTATATCCACCTGTACTAAATCCAGTAATCTTTACAATCTGATTTAGTGATATGCCGTGAATGTCGTCAGAGTCATAAGTAATGTTGGTCCCGTTGCCCCAAGCAGAAGTCAAGGAAATTTTAGGTTCAAATTCATCTATGGTTAGGTTGTCTGGTCTATATTGAATAATTGCAGATTTATCGGCAGCAACATAAGTTATTTTATGAGTGCCATCGTACGGGGAACCTAGACCAGAAATAGTCACTACATAGCCAACCTCATAGCCGTGCGTACTAGATGTGGCTGTAGTGTCAGTTTCGTCAACTAAACTTAGAGTAACTACTCCATCTACAAAAGATTTCCTAACAATACTGTGCTTGTACCCGACGGTATCTTCTTCACCTATTACTATGTACGCACCAGTATCTACATTTGTAGAACTTTCTTCATACTGGTTTATTGAGTAGCACATAGTGCTTACAGATGGAGTACTTGTTATTACCCACTCCCCGTCAAATGGAGAATCTAAGTTTGTTATTGTTATGTAGTCGCCTACTTCATAACCATGAGCGGAGTCAGTAGTAATAAGAACCACTCCATCACTCAACAACTGAGCCTTACTAATAGACACTGAACTGTTGGCTTCAGGACTGAACAACACCCCCTGCTCAGTTGCTTCAACATTTTTATTTTCTTTGTTTCCAAAATAGGCATTAGAAAAAGCAGTTATGTTTCCATATATAGCAGAGTTCCAATAATCTACCGAGGTCAGCGGGGTAGGCACTCTTTGTATTCCAGAAGAGGCACTTTCAAAAACGCTAGGTGCTATTTTGTCGGCTGTAATGGACTCGATTTGTATTGCGTCAGAACCGACCGATTCACTCGATATAGAATCTGAAGACACGGAATCTACGCCAAGTCCATTTACCGTTGCTTGCAGGTTTTTATCTACAGAGCCTAATTTTTTATCAATTTCACTAATACGACCAGTGATTGACCTAAATTTTCTACTTCTATTGCTGGCCACGGTTATCTACATCCCACTCAGTTATTAGATTTAAGTTAACGCTTTCTGGAACAGAAGGAGCATCTGGAACTTCTACGGTATAAGAAAGTATTTTTCGCACTATTACATCGTTTCTAGGTTCTAAATCACTAGCCAAACGGTCTTTTACAAATTTATCGTTTACTATAATGCTACACCAGTCGCCAGGTTTGTAAGTATTTACCACAGGGTCAAGATTGCCTACTACAGCAATTTGAAAAACACCAGATGGTGGTTTAGTTTCATTCAGATATCTATAAGCATTTTCTGAAATGTCATCAATAAAATCTAATTTGTCATTACTTTCATCTGAATCTAATAAAGGCCAGTTGTCTGCTAACAAATCTTTATGAGCGACACCGACATAAGTCTTTGAAGCGTCTGGAGTTCCAGTGCCTCCATCGCTACCTACCATAAAGAATCTAGTAGAAGCCTCTTCAGCAGACTCTTCTAGGGTTACGCTACTGATATTGCCGGGATATTCAAATACAATTTTGTCTGCTCCAAACCTACTAGGCGGGGACACTTCACCGTGTATAGGCGGATTAGGGTAAGAAATTGGCAAGAAAGTAAATACTCTTCTAAAAGTTGAATTTATGTTGTCATAGACGCAATCAATTCGATATTCAAATCCGTAGACATTCCTAATTATTTTTGTGCTATTTGGTTTTACTATATATTTATCAGAATATTCGGATAAGTAATCTCCAACATTTTTTAGTTTGTCTCCAGTATAAGTTGGCACTCTTTGGTAGTTGCCAGAATCTTCGTATGTAGAGAATTCAATAATAGGGTCAGAATTTTCAGTAAACGAGCCGTAACTTCCAGAAATTACCTGAGAATAGACAGTGGCAGAGGCATCTGTATTAGCGGATTCTTTTTTGTACCCAGTCAAAACTTGCTTTTTATCAAATGTGCCTATGCTTGCTTTTTCTTTTTGATTCGAGGAAACATATACAATTTGGTATTTATTGTCAGTCCACTTACTAAAACTACTGATGGTGTAGTAGCCATCAAAAATATTCTCTTTAGTGTCATCTGCATTTTGAATAAACACAGTTTGACCAACTGCAAAACCTGGGTCAGAATTTAGTTGTAAATAAACAGCCTTAGTTTTAGCATTAAATGCTTTACCAGTTATTTGCGTAGTTAAAGATGTAAGGTCATTGACAGTAGGCAGATTGTCAATTTTTATTTTTGGATAAATATCAGTCGGTCTGTTGTCAGAATTGTCAAACGCCACCGCGGTAGCATTAGACGGTGAGGTACTTGTATTTTTCTTTGCTATTTCAATATTAGAATTGTTTTTAAGTTTCCAAAGACTTTCATTTGAAGCAGTGGCCACGCTACTTACAGTAAATGTGGTATTGCTAGGTACCGAAGAAACCGTAACTATATACTCCGAGTACGCATTAGTGTTTCCAATTAATTGAGTAAATTCTCCACCAACATTAGAAATAACTACTTTTTCACCGACTGTAAACGAATGAACGGAGCCAGTTGTAAATGTAGAGACACCTCTACCAGTAGCAGTAGTCTTAGTTTTTGTGCCACCAATTTCTGCCACATAACTGGCAGCGGTAATAGAACTAGAAGTTCCGTACTTTCTTTGAGAGTAAGAAGCCAAACGCATAGGGTGTATAGGGCGGCTTTCAGCAGCACCAGAAATTTTATAAGACAAATAATATTCTGTGCCAGAATTTGTTTTAACTTCTTTGTAAGAATCTATTGTCTGCGTGCCATCGTAAGGTGCTCCTAGACCACTAATTGTGATGTCGGTATAACCATTGATGTAGTCATATTTAGTAAAATTAGGTTCCTTATTTAGTTTTAAAGTGACTACATATGAATTGACTAAGTAACTTAGTTCTACGCCAATAACTTCTAAGGACTCAAACTGAGGCTTATAAGTAAAAGTAACTTCATCTGGAACAGAAGAAACCTTGAATACTCCATCGTAATTCTGCCTAGTAAGACCTCTAATTTCAATGTTATTTCCAGCACTCAGATTGTGCTTACCAAAAGTAATTACAGAAGACCCCACTGGCAGTCTAGTTTCGTAAATTAATCTGTCTGATGTAAAAATACTTGCGTTAGGCGAAGAGTCGGTTGCCGTGCCAGCATATGTAGTGAAAACTTTAATAGTGGTGTCTGTTATTTCCAATACTGCCGTATTATATACATTCATATTAGTTGCAAGGCCACCGACAGTCACTATTTGACCAACCCTCATATTATGAGGTTGATTGGTGGTGTATGTGACAAAACCACCGCTTCTACTGACACTAGCAAGTGAATATTTATTTATGTCCCTTTGCTCTTTTTCATTAAGTTCATAATCGACATAACTTTTTGTGCCGTCTATTTGTTTTATAAAGAAAGTTCCATTTATTGAAGTATCAGACCCTGTGATTGTTACTACTCTGTTTACATCTTCAGTGGTGTTGAACTGAGAGTACGGCTCGTATAATCCTATTCTGGCAATCATTTTTAAAGAGGTGTAGTCAAAGTAAATAGTTTTGCTGTACACGGGTTTTCTAAAACCTGTAGTAATTGTTGCTAAATCAGTAGCAGTGTCATACTTGGCAGTTCTAATAAAAGTTTTATCTAAATTGTTTAGGAATGGGTTTCTATTTTCAATGGAAACAAAATCTTCGTAGACTTTACCTAAGAAATACCTAACTTGCTCGTAAGTGTCTGTGTGAGTGTACATGGTCGCTTGGTATTTACCATCCCAAGCAATTTTTGCTGTCCCCTGATTAGTGCTGGTGTTATCATATTTTGCTTCACAAGAAGAGTTGACAATAAATGTCTTACTGTCAATCACTTTGATAACTGGTGTAGTTTCACCATCTTCTGTATTTACACATTCGGCTGCGTCGCTTTTGGTGTAAGGGTAGTCATGTACATCTACCTGAACAATATTAAAACTTGCATCGGCGGTTGGTGCTACCCAACCACTAAGGTAGTTGTTTATAAGAGTCCCCTTAGGTGGACCAATTTTTCTTTTAAATATAATTGAAGGGACACCAGCAAAATCGCTTATCTTGCTTTGGTAGTGGTAGTCCTGCATAGTTTTAATTACATTTGAATCAGAAAAACCGTTTACAGTGTGGAATTCCTCTTCTGCTATGTCAAAAGTTATCCCACCCCCAGTTGTCCAATCAGAAACTTCAAGAGTAAAAGCGGTAGCATTTATAACATTTTTTACAAATGTGTCACTATTTACTACTCCAGAAACTCTAGTAAATTTCATTCCAGGTTTAATAGCGTTTGTGCTTTGATTGTTTGGACTTGTGTTAGAGAGACTTATTACCTTTTCACCGCTTACGGTAAGAGCAGTAGCATCCCCGCCATTGTATGGGTACCTAGTTTTGTCTCCGCTTAAAAAACCAAAAACTTTATCATCTTGAACGGTTTCTGTACCACTTGCTTGGAATTTTTTAATTCCATTTAGTTTTACTAATGAGCCCTTACCCAATTTTCCAGCCCAACTGTAGTTTTTAGGTTGGATGGAGTATAAAAGTTCTCCGCGATTTTTATCAGCGGTGGCAATATAACCGCTTTTTTGATTTTCAAATTTTAAATAAACAGTGCCAGTTCTAGACGCAGGTGTGTTTGTTGGGCTTATGTTTGCCCCTAAATAGGAAGAAAATGTGACGGTATTTGCACCTTTATCTACTTTTGTAACTCTGCAATCAAATCCAGCAACAAAAAGAGTTCCGTTATTGTGTTTATTATTGGGGTCAGACAACTGGGTTATTTTGGCTCCAACTGAAATCCCCTCTATAGTCGAAGCAGTGAATCCAGTTATGACAAAACTATCTTTTGTAACTTTAAGCCCATAACCATAAATAGTTGAAGTAGATGATATGGCCGCTATTGGGTATTCGGTGCTAAGAGTTTTATAAGTTTTGTATGTGGCAACAGCAACTTCTTTTTCAAGATTTTCAATAGTTACTTCGCTACCAACTGAAAGCATATGAGGGGTGTCGGTGGTAATTTTAACTTGTTTACTTCCAGCAGTTACTTGTCTGCTGGCTACATCAAATAATCCATCTTTTTTAGTTTGAAATACATGGCTAACATTAGGGACATTCCATTGAAGAGCGTCTTTATCAACAGTAATTCTTTTAGCATTAAAGAAATCTTTATTAACTCTAAAATGCCCGTTTAGGTTGTAACCTCTCTTGTCTAAGAAAGATAACTCAACTGCTACCCCTTCTTCAATTGTTATTCTTCTATCAGTTTCCGTACTCAGTTCTATTATCAACTGAGATTCATTTTTTGGGTCGACATAAACTAGGGTGTCGCTATAAGTTAAGTTCCAACTTTTCCAAATTTTTCTGTGCTGAAAATAACTTGTAAATTCGTTAGCATTAATGCTGACCGTTTTCCCTACAACATCATAACTACGAGACCAAATAACTCCACCCCAAACACATACCCCATTACGCAAAACATAAATTGCGTTTTTGCCTGGCATTGTGGCGTTGTATACATCTATGCCAACTATTTCTTCGGCAAGAGATAAAGTTCCAGAAAATGAACCAGCGTCTTTAAGTGCTCTTTCATAAGACACCCCCGTTAGGGGGACTTCACCAATAACTTGATTAGTTATTAGGTTGGTGATGAAATATCTATAAGTTATTTCGTTGTCTGACATAATTGCCTAACTCTGTATTTGTCTTTATAGTAATTATACACTACCCAATCCAGCCTGACCTGTAGTAGATGTTCAAGGCTGCTGGGCTAACCTCATAAACATAACCAGTAGAAACGCTTGTGGTGTTAATAGAACCACTACCTAAACTTGTTGGAGTGAATGTAAATGTTTTTGTGTCTGGAACCGTCAATATAGTTGCCGTTGAATTGTTAGCAAAAACTGCCGAACCCCCAGCAACCGTGTTTAGGCTCACTACTTTTACCTGAGAACCGACAACTAAATTGTGGTCTGTTTCTGTAGTTATTGTTGCTGTTGTATTAGGAACATTAGTGTACGCATATGTAACTTGAGATACATAAATTTTATTAAAATCTTCAAACACTATTTCATTGTCGCCAGGCTGTAATTCAATCCAATCAACAATGGTGTCAAGTTTTGAGCGATAACCGCCCAGTTCCCCATTTAGAGCAACATCCCTAGTGTATGTGTCAATACTTAGTGCTTCAGCATAAATTCTAGACTTTGGACTTGTACTGTCTCCACCAAAATCAGAAAGCGTAGTTTCAACAACATTGGAGTAATATATTGGTCTAACTACTTTAAACTTGGATGCATCGGCAGTAGAAACATAGTCAACATTATAATAACCATTATAAATATTTCCATAATACGCTTTACCGCTAGCAAACGGTGCAGACGCTCTGGTAGATAGTTTAGAGACATAGACATACCCGTAAGTCGATGACGCAGGGGTAGATATTTCAGAAGGAAAAGATTTATAGAAAGTAATCGTGGCACCAGAGACGCTTGCTACTTCGTGAGTCCCATTGAAATCTTCATTTACACCCTCAATGGTAATAAAATCCCCAATTTGAGCATCGGTATTACCAGAGGTGACAATAGTACCTAGAGACAGCGTACAAGCGTAAGTACTTATTTTTCTTCTAGTCTGAGACTCGTAAATAGATAATTCAAATGAACTTGAAGATGGCACACCAGTTACAACCCAAGTGCCGTTATATATTGCATCAGTGTTGCTTATGACAATTTGGTCGGTTACTGAAAAACCGTGAGTAGTTGCAGTATTTACGGTAGCCAAATTATTAGCACTGTCGTATGTAATTGCTGACAATTCAGTCCAGTTACTGAACTTAGATGATGCAACCGCGGTTCTAGATACGGCGGTGGATAGGGCTAGAGACGCATTATTGACTCTAAATTTATAGTCATCTGTTCCACCATAAACATTAGTAATGGTGTAAGTGCCATTGGCAACATTTCCGTAGTTAGTAAGACCGCTGATACCAGTCAAATAAATCTTTTGCCCAGCGGAAAAATTATGTTTTACTTCAGTAGTAATGTCTAGGTAATCAGTTGTTGAACAAATTACAGAACTAACCTTAAAAATGTCTGGCACATTTAGTATGTCGACTGCTTCACCGACACTAAACCCGTGAGGACTGCTGGTAGTAAAAACTAAATTACCGTTTTCTACTTCTGCTTTTTCAACAGTATAACTTCTGTAATTATTAAGTCTGTAAATAACATCAATAAGTTGTTCCGATGTTTTGTTGAATATCGATACTGGCCCAGTGGTTGGGCCAATGATGTCAAAAACAACTCCTACTGGAGTGTTTCCATCGTTCCTAATAGTTACTACCTCGGCGTTAGAGTTGGCTGTCGTTAAAGCGTAGCCATCATCTCTAGCATCTGCCCACTTGTACTTGATTGGGTCAGCAGACACTAAACCGATAGAAAAATCTGTCTTACCTCTAGGATTTACTGTAGCAATGCTAGGGGTACCACTAAGTCTAACTTTTAGAGCCTTAGGAGTGTCTTCATCTAGTACTAACCAACTGTCTTTTTTTACTAGATTTATGGCTTTAATGAGTCTTTCTCTAGCCGCTTCCAACTGAGTATCAGAGTCTTGAAGAATAAAACTTCCAGTAATGGTTAGTTGTCTAGAGCCGTATCTACCGTATGTAGTGTAAGAGCCATCTCCCCATCCACGAGGCAAATCTTGCATATCTACTTGAGGCAAGTTCCACCAGCCCTCGACATCGTTGACTACCCAAATAACGCCATATTCATCGATACGGTTGAATACAAAATCGCCAAGACGGATATCCGCCTTGAGTTTCATACCAGTTAGGTGGTCAATGTAGACATTGGTAAGAGCCTTGTCTACAAGTTTGTTCTTCTGACCTTGGTCATAAATAAGAGAGGTCGCTTCAGAACCAGTTTGAAATTGTAGAGCGTCTACTAGGAAGTTATAACCAGAACCGATAGTAGCGGTCAGGCTTCTGTAAACAAATCCTCTAAAGTGAGTAGCGGTTGCTGGGACTGTAAAAGTAAAAGTCAGTCTTACCCAGCCGTCATAAGAACTGATGGTTGTAGGTGCAGAATCGCTTGAACTTAGGTCACCAGCCCCTGCTGTACCAGATGTATAAAAGTATGCTCTAAGTGAGAAGTCTGATGTTGCTTGCCCTGCTGGAACTTTTACATAAGCCGAGAAAGTATAGTTTTGACCAGCAATTACAGGAATTCTGTAGTTGTCGTCACTTATCAGACCGCTCTGCGGACTACTAGATGCGAAAGTAATTTTTGCAGAATAACCTGTACCAAAAAGAGGAGAACTGTTGTCAGTTGAAATAGTAGGAGTAGTTCCAGATAGGGCTAGACCAACCCAGCCTGTCGTATTAGAAATAAAAGACGGGTTAGTAAATAGGTTATAGACAGTAGCCATTAGTAAGCAGCACCTTTACGCATTTGGAAAGCAAGTCTTCTACTTACTTCGGCGGCAAGAGCGTTGATATCCATATCTGGGGTGCCGTTTACAGTGATGTTCATTCCACCGCTACCCCCGCCCATCAAAGCAATCATTGCCTTATCTCTCTTAGATAGACCGTCTGGGTCAAGTGGCTCAACGCGCTCTGGTCTACCAGCCTCAGCAATAATACCCAAAGTTCCGCCAGCAGACGGTGATACAACTCCACCTTCAGCAAACATTTGAGGAACAATCATACGAGGAACATTAGGAATTAGACCTTTATCTACCGATGCTTTAATATCTATTGTCCCACCAGAAAGAGCCTTTACGCTATCTGCTAGGAACCCAATAAGCGGATGAGCCATCGCCAATTTGAACAATAAATTCAATAAAGAAATAATTAAGTTCACAAATCCAGTAAACATATCAGCCAAAGATTGAATAATATTTTGACCAATTTGTTTGAATATTGTGCCAAATTTTTCCCAGTCGCCACTAAATAGAGCCTCAAAAAAGGCAGCAATAAGTTCTATGATTTGAACCCAAACATTCATAAGTGGGACTAAATATGCCATTATGCCATCAAGTACAGGCATAAGTAGTTTAACAATTACGCTTACTATCTTCATAAAGGCTTCTGCCAACTTAAGTATGACTGTCATAAGAGCACCTTGAATTGCCATCCAAAGTGTCATAACTACCTTGACTATTGGAATTAGTAGGTTCAATAACATTTCTACTATTGGCATAAGTTTAGTTATTAGTTCAGCAATCAATGGGGCCATAACTTGTACAACTTTAGAAATATACTCAGCAAGCATTACAAAGAATTTAGTTAATGGACCTCCACCGCCTCCAGCCTCTCCGCCAAAAAGAGTGTCCATAAGTCTTTGGAACTGCAAAATTACTGGTTGTAGAGCAACCATAATTACTCTTAATGCTTCGCCAATTGCATCTAAGGCTGGTTTAAATGTGTCGTTTATCTGATTACGGAATTTTTCATTAGTTGTGTAAAGAGTTATAAAGGCACCAACAATAAGACCGATAAGAATCAAAATTGGATGTCCAACCATAAATTTACCCATTCTTCCAAATAAAGCAATGGATTTATTTTGGCTAGCAGCCATCTGAGTAAAACCTTTTAGAGCACCAGTCTTGAATAAGTTAAATCTTAGGGCAGTAGTTTCAATGGCTAGTCTTAGGCGACCATATGAAGCAACTAGCAAGTTGTTGCTGGCTAGATATTTACGAGTGCCATCTGTGGCGTTTTTTAGAAACGCTCCACTTTTCTTAGATAGAAGTCCAGTGTAGTCTCTGGCTTGGTTAATTCCATTTGAAAACTTAGGCCATACTTCTGCTGCTTTTTTAAAACTATCCGTGGTCTTCTTAATGGCACTTCTCATACCAGCGTTTACCGTTACAACGGTACCAAACGCTTCTTTTACTCCAGTAGCGACTTCTTGGGCTTTACCAAAGAATCCAGTTACATTGGTAACTGTTTGAGTTAGGAAATCAAATACTGGTTTAGCCTTTTTACCAATTTCACCAATACCGAGCGTTACAGCCTTAATTTGGCCAGTAAATGCCATAACGCTTTTGACGACTGGATTTCCCAGCATTTTGCTAAATATATCGGCACCAGTAAGCAAGGTCTTAAAGAAATTATCTATAGCAGCGTCGTCTGTAAGTTTGTCTAAGATTTCAACAATTTTTGTAATTAATTTGCCAACAGTAGGTAATGCTTGTCCAGCCTTTTTCAGAATACTACTGAAGAAAGGAGCAGCCTTTTTTATTTCTTCAAAAAACACACCGATGTTGGGGTCGGCACCAAATTGTACAATTTGTTTGACAATTGAGCCAATACCGCTAAACATTTTTTTAGCGTTGATTGCTATATCGTTAAAGAAAGTTTTTAGTCCACTGCCACTTTTCCCTAAAGTGCCGAATCCTTCAGTGGCTTCTATTAGCCAGTTTAGTAAATAATCTCCACCAGTACCGGGCCCAAAGTTTGCTTCAACAATTTTGACAAACCCACCAAAAATGTTGCCAAATATTTTTCCAAATTTGGCAGCCATATCTCCAGCAGTAATGAAAAATTTCATTAGCCCTGTGTCGCCAGTTCTGTCTAACAGAGCAATAAAATCGTCTAAAAGTTTAGAGATAAAATCTACAAGTTTTTTTGTAATAGGCGTAGAAGCAGCCATAATTCTAAAGAATGCTTCAAAGAATTTAGATAAGAGAGGACCGAACTCTTTTATGACATAAGAAATTTGTTCAAATATTTCTCTTAGATATCTAGCGGTATCAGCGGAAGAGAAAAATTCAAATAAAACTTTAGATGCTTGCCCTAAAGCACTTCCAATATTTTTAATACCGTTAAAAATAGCGTCAAAAGTACCAGAAGTCATAAGTTTGCTTAAGCCCTCTTGTAGTAGAGGTAAGAAACCTTTAGCCACAGCCTCTCTTAGAATTTTAAAAATAGGCTGTAGTTTTACAAGAAATTTAGCAAATCCTTTTTGAGTTGCTGTTAGGTTCGCATAAGGGTCTTGAGCAGCGGCCTTTGCTCTAGCCTTTGCTCCTGTTCTTAATTCTTCATTTAGGTCAGCACTTCTGTCTTTAGCCCTACGGTAGTTTAGTTCCGCTTGCTTGTATTGAAGTTCTGATTCTCGACGAGCACGACTATCTGCTGGTAAATCGGCAGTTCTTGCTAATCCTTCACGGGCTTTTTCTAGAGATATGGCAGCCTGTTCTTCGGCTAAAGCAGCATCTTCAGCATCGAACTTTAGTTGCTGAAGTTCTTCACGCAGATTTTTTAGCGTCTCTACTTGTGCCTTTTGTTGCTGAGTTGCTTGTTGTACTGCTTCTCCAACTCCATTAAATGCCATTTTTGCTACGGCAGTGGCAGCCTTCATTGCTATAAATAGCCCGATTACCGCTGTTATAGATGTGGCAGCACCAGCAGCGGCAGCAACTAAGGAGACAAGAGCACCAATAATCACACCGATGGAGCCAGCAAGTGCGCTACCCATTACTGAACCCTTGTAGCCCGTAACAATTAATTGATTGATTGCATCGTAACCTTGTTGCGCTTGGGGAGTCATCTCTTGTAAACCTTTAGAGATTCCAGACATAAAGTTTATTTCAGAACCCTTATTAAAGCCACGCATAAACTTTGCAGATAAATTTTCACCTGCTTTTTCTGCGCTCTTTCCTCCACTACCACTTACGCCATTGAATCCATTTTTAATGTCTTTGGCAACATTGGTAGTGATGGCCCTAACGATAATATGGGCTTCACCTACGACTGGCATTTATTGTCTCACCTCCTTAGTTGAGCGGTGCTTCTAGTAATCCATTGCCACTCATTGGTAGCCCGGTATCTGGGTCAAATTGAGTAGGAGGGATGTAAGGCTTCGTTACCTTTTTCTTTGGGTCAAAAGGTTGAATATCGTCAAAGTCATTGAATGACCCACCGTTATTGGCGTTTCTTGACGACCTAGAAGAATTGCCAGAAAATAAGTAATCAACATCGTAAAGTTGTTTGTAAATTATTTCTCTAGACTTTTCTACCGCTTCTGCCTGTTCTCCCGAAGAGTAACGCATATCTTCTTCAAAAAGATAGTGAATGACATCTAACATATCGCTTGCTTCCATGCTTGAAAGTTGTAAGCCATTCATCACTGCTTTCCCGTTTACATACGGCCATAGATTGACCGCCCACTCTAAAAGACCGTCTACTGCTCTTTTGGGCGGTTTGAGTACTCTTCCATTAGCCAAGCAACAATTTCGCTTAGCGTCTCTAGACTTGTAATTTTTTCTTGGTCTGAAAGAATAATGTCAAACGCCTTCTTACTCTCAGGCTTTAGTACAGCAGAAAAGAATTTTTCCATAACCTGAGCGGACTTAGATGTGTCCTCTGAAGTAGAGTCAGAAACGATTTCAAGTAAAAGTTTTCCTTGAATTACTGGAACGCAGTGGAACTCTTCGCCCCACAGTTTGAATGAAATTGGTTCTTTTTCAGAAGCATCTCCGCCGCTACCGAAGTCTTTAAATCTGGCCATATTCTGTATAGTCTTTCTTGTGAATGTGTAATTTGGTTGCGTTTCAACCTATGACTATTTTACTTTATAAAAAAACTATTGATTTTTACTATTTCACTTTAGGGAAAGACTTGCCTCTGTAAACAGCACCTAAATCCTGAAAAACAAAAAGTTGGTCAGATAGGTACCTGTTTGGCTTAGTTCCTGGGTGTCTAACTAACTGAGTCCTAATAATTCTGCCCTTACTCATAAATACAAGTTGAGGGGCATTTTTAGGAGTAATTAGGTGTGGCCTAGTTCCTTCGTGATGTAGATAGGCAATTTTATTTTCAGAGCCTATTTTCAATTCTTGACCGTAAGAGGTAGTTTTATGAGACATAGTTATAGACCTTTTTAGTGCACCAGTGTCTACGCCTACTTGTCTTCTTGCTAAAACTAAAGTAATTCTGCCCCTAACTTGTAAGGTACGCCAAAGTGGTCCAGCAGGGGTTTTTAGATAAGCATTTAAAATAGGTCTGTATAGATTTAGACGGCTAAATTTGTATGAATAATGATTGGAACCGCCAGTAGCCCTAGCCCCTGCTCGATAGGCACGGCTAGCCGAACCCCTAACATTTCTCCAAATTTTACCAGCGGCGTAGGTGCCCCAACTGTCTGGAAACCCCCTAGGCATTTTAAGGTACCGCTAGTGTTAGTTGCATATTGACAGTTTGGAAACCGCCCTCTGGACCAGAAGTGTCAATAGTGGCAATTACTCCCAAACCGTATCCAGAATCATCCCACACATCAAATTCACGGATACACTCCATAAGAACCCAAGCATCAATAGCAGAAGTGTAAGAACTTTCGGTGATTTTATCGCCACTAGGCGGTCTGCCATTTTGACCCACAGTGGCTACAGGTCTTGAAATACTAATAACTACCGTAGCAGTGCGTGGTACATGGCAACGCTGCGGGGTTGATTGCTCGTCGCCAGGTGTACCTAAGTACATTTGTAGGAAGTTGACAACTACCTGCTCGCAGTCAACGGCTACCTCACCCATTGTCCAATAACGGCGTGATGGAAGTGGCACATTGTATGACTGAAAAACAGTTTCAATACGAGAAATAATGCCATCCATCATATTTTTTAGATTGAGGGCATCACTCGAAACATCCGCGATTGATGTAGTTGACATAAGTTGCCTATTATTCGGCTAGTGGAGCCTCTTCAACTACAACTGTTTCTTCAACAACTGGAGTATCTTCGACTACTACAACTTCTTCAACTACTGGAGTTTCTACTACAACTTCAGCAACAGGCTCAGGCTTTACCTTTTTCTTAGGCTCTGCTTTTACGGGTGCTACTGTTGCTTTCTTACCAGTGTTCATTGCTTCGGCAGTAAAGTTTGTCTGAATGTGTACCATGTTTTTACTTTCTTTTAGGGGCTACTTCTATTGTAGAACTAACCGTTTAGGTTGATTTTTAGGTTTCCTGATGTAATTAGTACAACGCTGTTATTTGTGTGCGTTGCGTACAAGTCCCAAGTGCCCGGGTCTACCATACCTATTGTAGATAAGGTGTCAGAGTAGCCAGCAGTCAAAGTTATAGTAGAAGCCGATGTATTTACATTGGCTGAAGTATTGCTTAGGGTCAAAGATTTGTTCCCTGAATAACTTTTTAGAGTTAGTGCTGGAGTCCATCCCGCTTGGCTAGTCAAGAAAGTGGCATTGATATTAGCCAACCCTAAAGTAGTTGAGCCAGTGTTTCCAGTGCCAGGTGGGACAACTAAGTCTTTGGTGCTAGTGGTGTAGACCAATTCCTTAGGGTTATACCTTCTGGCTCTCGGAGTATCTACAGAGTAGACCTTAGTTTTTCTTCTAGCCCCGTCTGGGTTGACTGTCTTTAGGAATAAGTCAACGGCATAAAGACCAGTGCGAAGTTCTTGAATAAAGTCCTGCTGGTCAAGAATAGTGAAAGAAACGCCCTGCCGA